AAGGAATACAAGTTTGCCGCGGGCAGAAGGTTTAGGTTTGATTACTATGTGGACTTCTTCACCTCTGGCATCGCTATCGAGCTAGAGGGCGGGGTGTGGAGTAGGGGCAGACACACGAGGCCATCCGGATTCCTCAATGACATGGAAAAATATAACCTTGCCGCATCGATGGGCATCCTAGTTTTCCGTGTCCCCTCCCACGACATCAGCACCAAGTGGCTTTCCCCGATAATCAAAACCATAAACGAAAGGAATGCAAAATGAAAGAAGGAGGCAAACCATTAGAGGCATATTCAAAAGAACAAGATGATATGCGAAGGCAAGCAGTATCAGACTGGAAAGAGCGTTACATACGCTTCGGAATATGGGAAGAGTTAGACCACCGAAGGGACAATGCGAAGGCCGAACAAGAAACAAAGGAGAAATCAAATGAGTGAAGAAATGCCCACATTCTGGCATCAAGAACCAGCCAAGAAAAAATTACCAAATGAAACTACGGATGAATGGGTAGTAAGAGTGTTTGGAGCGTTCCCCGATACAGAGTTCGACAGCCGGAATGACTTTAGATTTTTGAACTTACCCAAGACACAGAAAGAAAACGCCGAAGGCTTTGGCGTATTCGATGACGGACAACACAAACAATAAACAATAGGAGAAATAACCAAATGAATGAACAGATAGTATTAAAGAATGACCACGGCCTAGGCCACTCCAACGGAGTGCAAAACTATATGCGACAAGCTACCGATGTAGCTGGCGTGTGTAGGGCAATCGTAATGGAAACAGCCCAGCAGATAGGCAAGGGCGATAAGAAGTATGTTCGTGTCGAGGGCTGGCAATCCATCGCAGTAGCTCACGGATGCGTTGCGAGTGCAAGAGATGTTGAGCGTCTCGAAGATGGCTATCGGTGCATCGGTGAGGTGAAACGAATGGACAACGGCCAAGTGATCTCCCAAGCCGAGGGGTTCTTGGGTGATGACGAGCCGATGTGGGAGAAGCGTCCGACCTACGCCAAGAGGGCGATGTGCCAGACTCGTGCAATCAGTCGGGCTTGTCGCTCTGCATTTGCACACATCGTAGTCCTAATTGACAAGAGCCTATCCACCACACCAGCCGAGGAAGTTCCTTATGGTGGATTCCAAGATATCAACACGGAGAAGTTTGAGGAAGCCCCGAAGGCCGAACCCGCCAAGATAAGTAAAGCAGACCTAGCTGATATCACGGCCAAGCTCAACTCTCCTAATAAAACCAACGGCACAGAGCCTAGGGATATGGAGTTGAAGTTCGGCAAGTATAAAGGTTCAACCCTTCGTCAGATCGCCGCCTTTGGTGAGAAGGGGTTGGACTACTTGGACTGGTTGAGCAAACAAGAACTTAAACCCGGCAAGGACGGCCAACCATATAAGAATGACATCATACGCAACGAAATCATCCAAGAGATTCTTTTAGAGAGCGAGGCGTTTAGTAAAGGAACACCCGATGAAATCCCATTCTGAACTCATCCAAGATATTCTTAACGATGTGAGGAGTAAGGCCGCCGATCTTGAAAGAGAACGATGTGCCGACCTCGTGCAACAACTGGCAGACGGAACGGAAGATGCAGTCATCACCGGAATCTTAAACGAGGTGGTGGTCGCAATAAGGAGGCTCGCAGATGTCAGCCGTTGATGTTCGGATACCAGAAACCAAGTGGTCAATGTTAGAGTGGAATACAACCAAGGAGATACCAAATGAAAATAGCAGGGTTCTTATCTATAATGGAAAAGAAGTTATCGGCGGGAGATACTTACAAGGGGACTATGTCGCCCAGAATTGGGGTCAACAAACCGAAGTCCTACTTTGGGCAAAGTGGCCGACCGCACCCAAATGGTGAATTTCCTTTCATACATCGTGAATCATTTAGCGGTGTGGTTCGTAGTTGCGGTCTGCTCATACAGCGTATTCATTCTGGGGCTATATCTGCTAGGCCGATTGTTGGGCTGGTTAAAAGACTGGTGGGACAACTATGAGCGTTAAGAGACTAAAGCTCGTAGAGCAATTCCACTCCGTTGTGTCCAAGAGGTTGAGGGATTTATTCAAAGACTTCGACCACGCAAAGCGGGAGTCTTACAAGGACATTATCAGCCACCTCGACTACTCACATCGAATCACTAAAGAGTTGTTGGAGCGAGCCAAGAAATATCAAAAGCGAGATGCGGAGAAGAAAAAGTGAAGCGAGATTCTTTCTGGTTCCCCTTTGAACCTAACCGATGGCTGGCGAATGAAAAGCTGGCCTTGGTGAGCCTTGAGGCCAAGGGGCTATGGATTCACCTAATCTGCCTTATGTATAAGGCTAACGCCGGCGGGAAGCTAACGATCAACGGCAATCCACCAAGCCCAGAGCAGATCAGCAGAATGGTTGGGCAAGATGCCAAACCACTCCTTCAAGAGCTTGAGGTTGCAGGGGTTTATGAAATTAAAGATGGGGCAATCTATCACGGAGGAGTGGCCTCTGGATTAGCAAAGATGGAGGAAAGATCGGCTGGATATGCTCGAAGGATAACCCATAGATGCGCCATAGATGCGCCATCTATAAACCATCTATCATCCATAGATGAACCATCTATCGTATATAATAAGAGTAATAGTAATAGTAAAAGTTATAGTAATAAGGATAACAAGAAAGAGAGAGAGGGCTTACGCCCGACTCTCCCCCAATGGATTGCATTTGCAAAGGAGATTGGGTGGTCTGAGAAAGACGCGGAGACGGCCTTCTTTTACTACGGAAGCGTTGGATGGATGATTGGGAACAAGCCAATGAAGAACTGGAAGCTATGTGCGAGAACCTGTCAGAGAAGAAACCAAAACCAAAAGAAAGGAGGCGATCTCATGTCCATAAGCTCTTTAGAGTTTGATGGTATGAAGAAAGTCAAATATGAAAACAACTGCAACAATAGTAAATGAGGCCATGAAATTAGTTGGTTCGGGAAACGACGGAGAGAAAAGGGAGGACTGGGAGATAATAAAAGCAAGAGAAAACAAGGCCAAGTCTGATGCTTTCAAAAAAGATAGGTGGGACAAAATATGTCCCCCACTTTACCGGCAAACAGATAGGCAGAGGATAGAAAACAAAGAGTTGCTAAAGGATATTATGAATTGGAATCCAATAAGAGGCGCGAACCTTTGGATTCTTGGCCCAACAGGCAAGCAAAAGACTAGGATGGCATTTTTGCTTCTTGAGAAACTTCTCTTTATCAACGGCTTCAGCGTGGAAGCAATCAACGCAGTTGAGCTAGGAATGAAGCTGTCAAGGCCAGTTTGGGACGGAAAAGAGGAGGAACTTGAAAGGCTTTCTCGATACCAAGTATTGTTGATAGATGACCTCGGCAAAGAGCCGGACACACAAACCATATCTCAATATCTTTATTTGCTAGTAGAAAAAAGATATTCCCATAACAAGCAAACCATAATTACCTCGAACGAGTCTCAGGACAGACAAAGCCAACGCCCGACTTACAGGCGTTTAATGGAAAACGCACTATTCGTGGAGGTTGCATAAGTGAACGACCTCGTTTTGGCGGCCACAATCCACCGGGTGAAGTCTTGCGAGGACAAAATTGCCCAATTCGAGCAACTCATAAGCACACTCACCGCCCAGATGGCTCATAATCGCTCAGAATTGGCCTCTAAAGGGCTTGCAAGCCTAGTTATGGGTACAACCACCCCCCTAGACATCCCAAGGGAGTTACGGCCAACCTTTGGCAAGTATAGGGCAAGGGGAAATCGCTCCCACAACACAGTTCAGAAGCGTTGGGGCATTTGGAAGGCTCAATATGAGTCTGGGCTAACAGTAAAGGAGATTGCACACGCTTGGGGATGCCATCACTCATCAATCGTGAACGCAAAAAGCAAAAACTTTACGGCTCGGAAGTCAACTGGGAGGGGAATCAAATGATCGCAATGTTAGAGGCCGAGCAGTTCGAGCTTCCCTTTATGCGAACCACGCATCCAGTAAAGACGGAAGGCCACGATCAGAACGCTCGAATCCTAGCCCACCTACAAACTGGGCGAACACTCACGGCTCTGGAAGCTCTGGAATGGTTCAAGTGTTTCCGGTTGGCTAGCCGAATCTGCGACTTGAAAAAGGCGGGGCATCAGATTGAGAAGCGAACGGTTCAAACCAACAGCGGCAAGCGGGTGGCCGAGTATTATTTGCAGAAATGAACAACTTAAAATCATCCCTTGCCTCAAATCTGACTCAAAGTAGCTTGCACATTCGATGAACGAACCCTTCACATCCTCTGAGGCAAAGGCCAAGGGCATTTTATCCGACCGCTATCCCGGCAAGGAGATGTCGAAACTCTACGCAGAGAACCGCAACCAAGCGACTATCGATATGCTCCGAGATGCCGTGTTCACTTTGATTACTAACGAGATTCCCACTTGCACCATCGCCCAAGTTCTACGCAAAACCCACGGAGCAATCCAGTATCACCTACGCTGTCTTGAAGGGGACGGAAAACTAAAAAGACGGAACAAGCGATGTCATTGGCGGGAGGCCGTTGAAGCGTGAATGAAAACCCAACCCACCTCGACTTGTTCAGCGGCATTGGAGGATTTGCTCTTGCCGCTGGATGGGCTGGATTTGAAACCGTTGGATTCTGCGACAATGAACCCTACTGCCAAGCCATCCTCAAAAAGCATTGGCCTAATGTCCCAATCCACGGAGACATCAAAACGCTCGATGGCACGGCATATCGAGGAATCACTCTTCTTACTGGGGGATTTCCCTGCCAGCCATTCAGTAACGCCGGGAAGCGGAGAGGCAAGGACGATGACCGCTATCTCTGGCCGCAAATGCTCCGAATCATACAAGAGGCAAAGCCAACTTGGGTCGTTGGTGAGAATGTTGTTGGAATCATCGGCTTGGCACTCGACCAAGTGTGTTCTGACTTGGAAGCAAAAGGTTACGAAGTCGAGACGATCATTATTCCAGCTTGCGGTGTCGATGCCCCGCACAGAAGAAACCGAGTCTGGGTCATTGCGGGGGGGGGGGCATGTGGCC